AGGAGGTTAATAAAAATGAACAAAACAATAACAAAGATAGAAGCATTACAAGAATTACCTAAAAGAACTAGAGTTGCAGCTTATGCTAGAGTTTCATCAGGTAAAGAAGCAATGCTGAACTCATTAGCCGCTCAAGTGAATTATTACAAGCAATTAATACAAAATAATTCTGATTGGGAGTTCATAGGTGTTTATGCGGATGAAGCACTAACTGGCACTAAAAATACAAGAGAGGAATTTCAAGCACTAATCGAAGATAGTAGAAACGGCAAAATTGATATGATCATAACTAAATCGATATCAAGATTTGCCAGAAACACTTTAACTTTACTCGAGGTAGTTAGAGAATTAAAATCGTTAGAAGTTGATATCTTCTTTGAGGAACAAAATATTCATACACTAAGTGGTGAAGGTGAGATGATACTCACGTTTTTAGCTACATTCGCACAAGAAGAATCAAGAAGCGTATCAGAGAATATGAAGTGGCGAATTAAGAAAGATTTTGAAAAAGGTATTCCTTGGGGAGGTAAAGATAGCTATGGTTATAAATTGGAAAATAGGAATTTAGTATTAGTGCCAGAAGAAGCAGAAATTGTTAGACTAATTTATAAGTTATACCTTGAAGGTTATGGCGATATGCAAATTGGTAAGATTTTAAATGAAAGAGGTTATAAACCTAAATTCTCAGAGAAATGGAACAGAGCATCAATTAGGGGTGTTTTGATTAACTATAATTACACAGGAAGTTTGATACTTCAAAAAACATTTAGAGAAAATCATCTAACGAAACTTACAAAATTAAACTATGGCGAACTTGATAAATATTGTGTTGAAGATAATCACGAACCAATCATAAGTAAAGAAACATTTTTTGCAGCTCAAGAATTGAGAAGGTTAAAAACAGTTAATATTAAAAAAAGTAATAATGATAGCATTTTTAAAGGGCGAATAAGATGTGGTCAATGTAACAAAATGTATACCTTTAGAAAAACAAAATATAATGATGTTTGGCTATGCTCAACTGCCAGACAAAAAGGAACATCAGAGTGTAGTTCTAAGCAAGTCTTAGATGCTAAAATAATTGAAGCATCAAACCACATTCTTAAAATGACTTCATTCAATAGACATACTTTTGATATAGCAGTAGAAACAGTAATTGTCCTACCAGAGAATAAACTTTTATTTAAATTAAGAGATGGAAAAGAAGTAGAGTATATTTGGGAATACGATCCAAGATCAGCTGGATGGACAGATGAAATGAAAAAGGCAGCAAGAAAGAATGCTTTAAAAAGATATAGGGGGAATGAATAATGGCTAAAGTAACAGTTATACCATCGACAATCGATCCTTTGTCACAATTACCGATAGGAAGTAAAGAAAAGTTAAAAGTAGCGGCATACGCAAGGGTATCAACAAATACCGATGAACAGTATACAAGTTATGAATCTCAAGTAAATTATTATAAAGGACTTATTAGAGAAAGGCTTGATTGGGAATATGTAGATGTGTATTCTGATGAAGGTATTAGTGGGATAAACACAAAAAGAAGAGCAGGATTTAATAAGATGATTAATGATGCTTTAGAAGGGAAAATCAATCTTATTATTACTAAATCAATATCAAGGTTTGCTCGTAACACATTAGACACTATTTCATATGTTAGAAAGTTAAAAGAAAAAGGAATAGAGGTCTATTTTGAGAAGGAAAACCTATGGACATTGGATCAAAAAAGTGAGCTGATATTAACTATTATGGCATCGATAGCTCAAGAGGAATCAAGGTCCATTAGTCAGAACGTTACATGGGGGAAAAGAGTAGCTTTTCAAGAAGGTAGAGTATCGTTTGCTTATAGTACTTTCTTAGGTTATAAAAAAGAAAATGACAAGATTATAATAGTTGAGGAAGAAGCAGAAATTGTAAGGCGAATTTACAGGATGTTTTTAGTAGAAGGAAAAACTGCTACAGGAATAGCTAAGTATTTAAAAAAGCATGAAGTAAAGACTCCTTCAGGAAAGAATACTAACTGGACCAAAAACACAGTAACATCAATACTGAGTAATGAAAAATATAAAGGTGATGCGTTATTACAAAAGACATTCACTGATAACTTTTTAGAACAAACAGTAGTAAAAAACACTGGACAAATTCCTCAATATTATGTTGAAAATAGTCATCCTGCAATCATTGATAGAAGTTTCTGGGATCTTGTTCAGATAGAGCTTCAAAGAAGAAGTGTTATGGGACCAAGATACTCAGCTAATGATTTATTCTCATCAAAACTTATATGTGAAGATTGTGGTGGTTTTTATGGTAGGAAAAAATGGCATTCTGGAAGTAATTATGAAAAGTTTGTTTATCAATGCAACAACAAGTTTCACAAAGGAAAAGATAAATGCTTAACTCCACATCTAAATCAAGAGGATGTTAAAGAAAGATTTATCAAAGCATACAATTTAACTATGAAAGATAAAAGAAGAATTATTGATGATGCAAAAGAGATTATTGAATTACTAACTGATACAAGTAAAATTGATGAAGAGATTGTAAAAATCAACGATGAAATTATAGTAGTATCAGAGCTTGTAAGTAAGCTTGTTAAGGAAAACTCAAAAACTGATATTCAAATAGAAGAGTATAACAATAGATATGAACAATTATCTGAACGTTATGAAAAGTTGAGACTAAGACATGAAGAGTTATTAAAACAAAAAAACAGCAAACAAGCAAAAACAATAAAACTTACTGCTTTCATATCGAGTCTTGAAAACTCTGAGAACCAGATACAATATTGGAATGAAATGATATGGATGCTAATTGTTGAAAGTGCAACAGTTCATAGAGATTCAAGTATTACATTTAAGTTTCATAACGGATTAACAGTTAAGTAAAAAAGATAAAGTCTGCAACACGATGCAGGCTTTTTAAGTTTATTCTTGTATTACAAAAAGGGATATTATATAATATAGGTGTCCGATGGAAGGATTAATTTCCTCAAAGTAACAGCGTAACGGTATTTATTTGAACTTTTCTATGCGAGTGGAAAAAATTAGATAAATAAACTTACAAATATTATTTTGATTTAATTAAGACTTAAGTAAATAGGGTTATTTTTGCTTACTGCTAGAAGTAGATATCCTTATCGGCATAGGTCTTTTTTGTTTCCTCTCGGATATTAAAATACAAGGAGGAATTAATATGCAAGATTTAAGAGAACATTTAGATGATGTTCAAAAGAAGATTGGCTACTGGTTTAATAATGTAGACTTGCTTTTTCAAGCTTTCACCCGTAGTTCTTATTCATCACAATATGGTGGTGAAAACAATGAAGTGCTAGAATTTTTAGGCGATAAGGTTCTAGATTTTTATGTAACAAAAGTTATCGCCGATAGATTTGGTTTTGTAAAATCTCAATCTGATTACTATGACGAAGATGATGATCTTAACGAGTTCAGCATTGTGGCTCATAAAAACGAAGCTGATTTTACAGAATTAAGGAAACAAATAGTATCAAATGAAACACTCGCAAAAAAAATAAATCACTTAGGATTATATAAGTTCATGTATTTAGGTGATAGTGACCTGGAAAATGAGAACTTTAAAAAGAATTTAACAAAAGTTAAAGCGGATTTGTTTGAGTCAATTCTAGGTGCAATCGCAATTGATAGTGACTGGAATCCTGATGAATTACAAAACTCTGTAGAGTTCATGCTTCAGATTGATAACTTTCTAGCAGACGTTGATACTGAAGAAGAAAGACCAGAAAAGTTTCAGGAAGAGAATGCCATCAATACATTAAAGGAAATGGCAGAGCACGGAAGATGTTCCTTTCCTGAATACGATCAACCAGATGAGATGGTTGAAATGAATGATGGTAGAATGATGTGGGAATGCACATGTTATATTAGAAGCTGGTCAATGAGACATACAGCTTATGCTACTTCTAAAAAAGAAGCAAAAAGATATGCAGCATATTTGATGCTTTGCGATTACTTCGGACTTCATGATGAGTTCGATGAACAAGACTAATGAAAGGAAAGGTATATGGCCAGAAAATTAAAAGTATATGCACAGTCAATGAGTGGAGGAAATTATACTCAAGTTCCTACCATCATATTAAAAGGACAATGTTTAAAGACTGCAGTTTTTGAAGCAGGTGATTATGTTGAGGTTGAGTGTGATGGCGATAAAATCACATTAACTAAAACTACTCC